CTAACTCAGCTGCACCTTGATAAGAAGTAATAAGTTCCTTCTCACCTGTAGTCAGCATAGTTTTTAGACGCTTATTTTCATCGAGAATTCGTTGCGCCATAGTTAGAGCTTCTTGCTGTTCTTTATAAGCAGCTTCTTTAGCGCGTCTTTCGTCATGCCAAGCTTTTTTATACTGCTTAAATTTAGTTTTTACGTTTTTTGAATAGTCATCTGATTCGTCAGCTTGTTCTAATTCATTAACAATTTCTTTAGTTAAAGGCTCTACATTGCGGTCTTCTTCGGGAGTATCATCTACAACCTCGACTTCAACATTTGCACCTTCTTCTATCTCAACATCTGCTTTTAACTCTTTTTCCTCAATTTCATCAGGAAACTTAAACTCTTCTTTTTCTGTAGCCATATATTTCTCCTATGAGCTTCTTTTGATGCCACGTGGATCTTGCACAACTGCTTCCACAGAATCATCGTTTATCATTCTAAAATCCTTGCCGTGAATAACTAAGCGAGTACCAGCGTTTGGTCTGACAATCACAAAGTCACCTTTTTTACACCAAGGTCCTGTAGGGAATTTTCTTTCATCTCTATATGCATCAGGTCCTACTTCAACTACAAATAATACTGTAGCTAATAGTTCTTCCCGTTTTACATATTCATCTGGAAGTTCAACTCCACCTTCTGTTTTCTTTTCCACTTCAGGCACTGCACATAAAATGCGGTATCCTGATGGGATCGGAACTTGTTTAGCTCTATCTTCTAGAGCAATATCTTCTTGTACTCCAGCTTCTGCTTCAGATTTACGTTGATTTAACAACACATGTAAATCCTTAGCTTGGGCCAAGTTTAAATCACTCATCCGAGTTCTCCATTGCTTTGTTTAGGTCTTTAATGTAGTTTTGTGCTATGAGCAGACCATTTATCTCACCACACACTTTTTTGTACTCCTCAAATTTATCTATGTTGCCATAAGATATATATTCTTGAAGTTGCAAAATCTTGTCATCAATTTGTTTTGTTAGAACTTCTAAAGCTCTATCTGCTTGCATGTATTATCTCCTTGGTTTGTTTTGCCTTTCTTGGGCTAATCTTGCTTGAACTCTTTGTTGCATTTCTGCTATTTTTCTTTGATGTTCATGTTCATTAAAAGTATTCATAGCATCACTATGTAAATTACTCATATGCTTATGCACATCAATAGCTGCATTCATGCCTTCTTTTTCTTGATCTATTCTAGTTTTCATAACATCGGCGTGTGCTTTTACAGCTAATTGTGCGCCAGCTTGTACTTGTTGAGCTTGGATTCTTTGTTCTTCAAGAGCAAGTTTTTTAGCCGCAATCTGTGCATCTGTCATATCTTTTTGAGATTTACGTTGCTGATCTTGAGCTTTTATTTGTAATTCTTGTTGTTGCATTTGAATGACAGGGTCTTGTTGCATTTGAGCATTTTGTTGAGCTTGAGCTTGTTGTACATGTTGTTGTAACAATTTTTGTGAAGCTTGGGCTGCAAGTTGGGAAATCTTAACTTCCATTTCAGCTGGTAGTACAGGTTGATCTGCATCTACATTATTAGGATCATAATATGGAGGTAAAGTCATACCCATTGTTTGTTCTAATTGTTTTCTATATTCAAAACCTAAATGCTCCATAATATGTGCTGACATCGCAGCTTGCAACGCTTGAGCCATTTGTGGATTTAATCCTACAAGTTGTTGCACGTGTGGGTCTTGCATTGCTGATTGATGCACAATAATATGAGCTTGATGATCTTGTTGTAAGAATGCTTTAACAGGTTTACCTTTTAAGATATTTTGATTTTCACTTATTGGGTCAACAGGTTTTTGATCTTCAGGTAGTGGAACTAATTTTTGATAATTCTTAATACCTAATACATCTAACATTTGACGATGTAATAATGGTAAGTCATAAAGTTGTGGTGCAGTTTGAGCAAGTTGTAATGCTGCTTGATACTGAACAACTTTTTGTGCCATTGTTGCTGCATTCGGATCAGATACAGGAATAACATCCACCATATCGTAGTCAGATTGTTTAGCACGACGATTACCTTCTTCTGGATCATATGAATAATCTGGTGGAGTGTAATCACGAATAATATCTTTTAAGAGTCTAAACTCTTGTTTCATTGAGTAATGAATACGTGCTTGAATAGCAGACATTGTTTTTAGTGTACGCTCTAAAACTGCTAGCGTAGTACCCACTGGACTGTTCGCGGACATATCTGATATTTGTAACTCAGCTGATCCTGCAAACTTACGACCTTCTTCAACAATAGTACCGAGTAATGCCATAAGAACTTGTGATGGTTCTTTATAAGGTAACGGCATGACATTATCACGCATAGCGCCTGACGGTACATCTACATCTCTAAACTCACCTGGAGCTATCGGTGTATCATCTCCTTTAATTCTGAGACCACGAGTTTTAAATCCTCCAGGAAGGTTTGATAATGTTCCTGCATCCACGAGCTGACGAATAAGAGAAGTACCAGACTTAGCAAAGGCACCCACAAGATGTATAAGACCAAAGTTATAAAACCCGAAACCAGGGATGTAACCATAGTGCACAAAGTGATTTCTCTTTTGGTGTAATTCATCGTCAGGTCTCCAATTTCTTCTGATTGCTAAAATATTATTAGTACCTTTTTCAATAGTAACAATATATGGTAGTCCAATACCTGTTGGTTCACCTTTATCATCAGTATGTTCATAACCTTCTAAATCTAATTCAACGTGCATTTCGAGCAGCTTGTATCTGTCATCAGAGGTTGCACGGAACCCTAGTTTTTCTGCTATCTTTTTCTCAACTTCATCCATGATATTAACAGGCGAACCTAAATCAATATCTCTGTAAAAGCCTTCATGTTGTAAACGTTTTACTTCATTTTCTGTCTTTCTCATTACATGAGTAATTCGTTCAGCAGATTCTAAACTAGAAGCACCATAAGGTACGACCACATCTTCTGCAGGGACATACATAGATACTTGTCTGCCTATAGATGGATCGTAGTAAACTTTTTTAAATGCATTACCAGCTAAACCTAAACCCCATAACATTCTTTCATGCTCAGGTCTATATTCTTTCATCACATCCGTTAACTGATAGTTCATATCATCTTGAACACGGAGTGCTGCTTCTTTTTTCTCTTGAGTTTCACGACCAATGATTTGAGTTTTAACTGGACCCATTGCAGGGAATGTTTCCATCATAGTCTCAGCTTGGAACTTAACGACTGCTTCAGAAAGTAATGGATGGTAAACACCACATGCACCTTCCCATGGTTCAGCACGTTCTTCAATTTTTAATCCTAATAACTCTAATCCATCTACATAGGTTTGAATCCAATCTTTTCTAGATGCAATATCAGAATCAAAGTCACCTACAAGTTCTGTAGCTAGCGTCGCTAGTTCACTATCACTCATTTCTTCGGCTAGATTTTTATTAAATTCTTCGTCTTCACCATCTTGTTCCATGTGAATATCGAGTCCAGGAGCATGGATATCCACCGCCTCTGGGTCTTGAATTTCTATTTCTAGTGCAGGTTGATCGCCTACTTCATCTAATTGGTCTAATCCTTGAGGAGCTTGAGCCAAACTTTTAGTTATATCCATACATTATCCTTTGTTTTTATTTCGTACTTCCATAGAAAATTTATATAAATTAGGGTAATCCGTTTCATTTAATTCATCTTGATCGTGCAAATTAGCGCACTCGATGCATCTTAAAAGAAATAAATCTAATTCAGTGAGGGTTTCGTTTGGGACTTCCAAACATTTAGGTCTGTCTATTGTGCAAAATAGTCTTACAATTCTATCTACTTCGGGGCCAAATGTCTCATGTATCCTGTCGCTTGTGTAGGATAAACAAGATAATTTGTAAGTATTGGTACTATATACCGAATGTAGCCCGCCAGCAAGTGCTAATATATCATTTGCCCCAATAGATTTCAATAAATGATAGACTCGTAGCAAGTGATCTAAAAGCGTTCCGTTCTTATGAGGCTTTTTATCTGCGCCTATTTCTTTTAAAAACTCCACTAATAACTGTTCAGAATCATATATAGCTTTAGGATCAATCGTAACTTTTAACATTAATGTTGTTCTTACCTTAGGACATAATCGGGATAATGCTTTAGCACAATGAGGAATATTACCAGGAAAGCTAGCCACACGACCCATTTTAGGCACAACAGCCCTAATAGCTTCACCTTTTTCATAAAACATTGTCTCTCCACCCCATTCATAATTCCACTCCTCATTTAAATATACAACAACTGTTTGGTCTTCTTTTCTTTCTGAATCAGTATGTACATAACCTTCTGTACCAAATGTATGTTTGTTTGCGTAGCATCTTGTAAGTAATGCTTGTCCTTTAAAAAATTCTTTATTAACTAAATCCCACATAGCTTTAAATTCTTTTGGTAACTTGGTAGCTACATCTGTTGGATTATATTGTGAAGTTCTAGTG